GTCATTGTTGCTGACCCACTGAGGCAGGTTGGTTAGCCGGATCTTGTCACCCTCGCGCAGGCCAATGGTGTCCGGGATCAGCACGTCAGCGCCAGGCTTGTGGAGCAGCAGCGAGACAACCGGATACCGCGCGCCATCAAACGTGCTCAGGTGCAATCGCCAGTTGGCCACGGGCTCAGGCTGGCTGTCGTCAGCGAGTGACACGGTGTATGACGTGTCGTACTTACCAATACCGACCGGCGGGTCAGCGATGGACATGGGGCCGGATGCCAGGAACGCCCGGAAGGATGAGCCACCATCTCGCTGCACCGTGATGTCATTGAAAATGTTCGTATCGTCGTCTACCGGCTGAAGGTCCGGGCCTAGGCCAGGGTCGGTGTAGGACAGCGTTAGGGCGGGGGCCTGGCTGTACATGCTCGACCGATCGCGGTAGCGCAGGCCCAAGCGCGCGGACGTCTCAGTCAACAGACCGCCGTCCGCGTCGGCAGCAGCCTCGACCAAAGTTAGTAGCGCGTCGGGCCGCTGGAAGCCAACGGCAAGGGGAAGCAGGCTTCCCGGAATACGCTCAAGACTGAAGTCCTCTTCCGTGGCCAGGCGCAGCATGCGCGCATAAGCGCCGTCCCCGTTGTACGCGTTGTCAGAACCGGTAAGGAAACTCTGGTTCAGCGTCGGTAGTACGTAGAGGTGACCGAAACCCCAGCCATCGTTTAGCGCCGTCCACGCGCAATACACACGGTTGACGTACCCGACCGTTCCAGTACCCGACACGGCAAAGCCGCCAGCGTCTCCGCCTACGTCCTGCCAGTTGATTCCGACGGTATACGTGCCATCAGAGTTGTTGGCCCCATGGAACTGGACGCGAACCCACCCGTTAAAGATATCGTCACCGATACCAATGGGCTGGTTCACCACCTGCACACCGTTATCGTCGTAGCCGTAGATGTGAGCCACGGTTGACTTAGCGGTGAAGTCCCATCGCACTACGCTGCCCGTGGTGAACACGCTGCCTATCGGGGCTTCATTGCCTGCCGACGGGGGCACCTTGCCAAACGCGTTGTAGACGTACTCGACTTGCCACTGCCCGGTAGTCGAGACACCAGGGACGTGCGCATCAAGGACACTCAGCGGGTGCAGGGTGGGAAGCGGCAGGCTTGACGGTAGGGAGTCCTGAGAGGCCCAGTCCACGTTAGTGAGCAGTGCTGGCCGGACACCCGGGATTGGCGAGTAGGCCACGGTCGCATCCTGGGATTCCTCGCACGGCCAATAGGCCAGCGGCGTACCGGACGGAATGCGGCGGCGCAAGGTCGAGTCAAGCGGCTTGTTTCCCTGGCCCATCCGGCGGAGTAGACCTGAAGCCGTTACGGACGTCCACACATCAGCGTCGTCAGCGGACCAGGCCAGCGGCCAGCGGCTAATCTCGCCGACGAACCGGTCTTCCCGGTTGCGTATCTCAGCGTTGCCCTTCAGCGTCCACACGTTGCCCTGTGCGTCCGTTGTAGACGTTGCCTGGTCTCCCAGTGCCCGGAAGTCTGGAGAGGCCACCACAGGGCCGCTGATGCCGTTCCGTACCTCTGCCCGGTAGCAGCGACCGACCAGCGGGTGACGCGACCGTGCACCAGGCTGCCCGTGCCGGAAGTCGGTTAGGCCAATCGACAGGGCGGCGGTGCTGTTCTTTACCGTGTTATGCGCGGTCCCGATATTGACGACTGTCGATCCGCCGTCGAATGCGGTATACGGGCCGGCAAAAACGGTGGCGTAGTAAAAGGTGAATGTAGCCGTCTGCGCCGTGGTGTCGATATGGACGGTTGCCCGCAGCGCCGCGCGAGTCGGCAGGATAGGAAGATCCCGCTGCATAAACGCGGTTGAAGTCGCCTGGGCCCCAGTAGTCGAATACTGGAAGAACATGGTTCCCTGGGAGATATTCAGCAGCCAGGAACACTGGTCGCTGGCGTCATCCCACTTCCCTATGAGTACCTGGTTTTCCTGCCCGTACCAGTTGGCCTCCCCCTCCCAGCGGATATCCAGGTCGCCGGTCAGGTCAAGCGCAGCCTTGTCCGGCGTAGAGCAGACGTTGCCGTCCTGGCCATCAAGCTGAAGGTAGGAATCTCCCGTACCCGGCAGACTCAGCCGGACAGGGGTGTTGCGATTGGTGAGCCCATAGAGCGGACTCATGGCGTTCCGGGGCGAGTACTTCCCATCCTTGTTGTTCAGCGTGAATGTCAGCGTGGAAGGGTCAGCGGTAGTCCCCTGATCCCTGACACCGCGCGTGATCTGCTTAGTATCGCGGAGGTAGACGTCAGACGACACGTCCACCCAGGCGCCACCTAGATTCAGCTCCGTACGGATGTCTAGCGGAAAGGTGATGGCCACCGCTGACCCTTTCTGTTATCGGCCAAAGGCCGTCTGAACATTGCCTCGACCATCGTTCTTGACGATGCGCCGAATGAGCCGCTTCATGTCCTCATCAGCGCCGGTCACATCAAAGGTGATGGACTGCGCGTTTCGCATGGAAGCGCTGAAGACACCGCGCGGCGAGATATCCGCAGCCATTCCGGGAAGGTCGCCGGTTAGTCCCTGTAGTTGCTTGCGCAGTAGCGGAGTCTGACGCTTGATGCCCTCCTGAAAACCGCCAATGACCATGCGGCCAGCGGGAGTCAGGATCTTGCGGTCAAGGGGCGCGGGGCCCTTCCAGCTAGTCAGCTTGCTAGTCAGGCCACCAAGGGTGGACTTGACGTCACCAAACTGGGACTTGATGCCGTTGATGAATCCACGGATCAGCGACTCGCCCGCACGCTTCAGCACCCCGCCCAGGTCGCCCAGTCCGGAGACAGCGCGACCAGGTAGGGCCTTCAGCCAGCCAAGCGCACTGTTAACGCCGTTCTTGCTAGCAGTGATCAGCTTTCCGCCAGCCTCGCTGGCAACGGACCACAGCTTTGAAGCCAGCGGCTTAGCGGCCGTCCAGACCTGTCCGGGTAGCTTGGTGAATAGGCTCAGCAACCACTTGACCATGGCCCCGGCTGCCTGCTTTGCGTACCCAAACGCACCGCTGAAGTCTCCGCGTAGCAAGGCCGCAATAGCCTTGATCGCAGGGACAAGAACGGAATTGATGTACTTAGCCAGGTAGTTAGCCAGGATGGTGGCCAGCTTCGCCACTAGGTCAATGATCGGGATGAGGATCGGAACCAGGGCCGCAATGACTTCCGCCAGCGCGTTGAACAGAGGAACAAGCGCTAGCAGGATCGGAGTCAGCGCGGGAAGCAGCGCCACAATCAGCATGGAAAGCGGCGGCAGTAGCGGGAGGACAGCCTGAACCAGCGCCAGGACAGCCGAGATGAGTGCGTTTAGCACCGGTCCCAGGGCAGCAATGATGGGCATTAGGGCCGCACCAAGCTGAGTGATCACGGGGCCGAGCGCCGTCAGTAGCCGGGCCAGGATCGGCCCCGCAATCTTCAACATCTGCCCCATGAGCTTGCCCAGGGTGGGAGCAAGCGCAGCGATCACGGACCCCAGCGCATCGAACACGGGGGCAGCCGCGCCAATGCCAGCGGATAGGCCCTGTAGCAGGCCACCCAGGGACTTGCCCAGCGTGGCGAACAGTCGACCCAGGGCCTTGACTAGCGGGCCCGCAGACTTCATCACAGGGACCAGGCCCGAGACCAGGCCCTTGACCAGACCACCAATCCCCTGCACCAGCGGCGCAATCATCGGGGCGGCAGCCTTGAATAGCTGGCCGAGCTGGGGACCGATCTGGTCGAATATCTTGGATAGCTGCCCGGCTGCCTGCTCCATAGGCTTGATGAGCGGCGCAGTCAGGTTGGTCAGGCTCTTACTGACGTGGTCCTTCAGCTTGGTGAAGGAAGCCTGCACACCCTTGTTCTCAGACGCAATCTTGGCACCTAGACCAACCACGGCCAGCGGCACGGCGGCGAGTGCACCGGCAGCGCCAATGGCTCCGATGCTGAGCACCCCGAATGTCTTGCCCAGGCCACCCGCGACCTTCAGCCCTGTACTGCCCAGCGCGGATAGGCCCGTGCGCAGCCGGGATACGTTGTTGCGGGCAAGGCCGTCAAAGACCTGGCCGATTCCCCGGAACGCGCTGCCTATTCGCTGAGCGTTCGTCATGTTCGCGTGGGCGGACGACACGATACGGCCGTCAAGCGCACGCATGTGGCCAAAGACGTCTTCCTGTGCCGTACCGGCCTCGACGCCAATGGATCGGATTGCACCACCAGCGGCAGCAGCACCGGCCCGAATACGGTCAGTGTCAATACCCAGTGCAACTGTCAGTGATGCCAGCGTGGCCACAGGCACCCCCTCTCTGAATCAGCTACCAAAATTGGTAGGTGCCTCTTGGTAGTCGCCGCCCAAAGCGGTATTCACCTTCATGACCTGCTGCCAAAGGTCCCTAGCGGATCGCTTGCGGCGGAACCACACGGGCATGAAGTCGGCAGCCTTGGCACGAGTCTTGGTGCCACTGGCGTTATGCACGGTTGCAGCAACGATGCTCGCCGCAATCTCGGTGCGTAGGCGCAGGTCCAGCGGGCCGGTCACCCTTTCGTATGCCTGCCATTCGGTCAGCTCACGTGACGTAGTGCGCGCGAGTAGTTCCCGAACGGTCATGCCAAGGTGACCGGCCAGCCTGAAGTAGAACTGACGCTCAGGGCGGTCGGTTAGTTTCCCGTCAGTTCCTCGACGTCCGACTCAGTCAGGCCGGAAAGGCGGGACGCAACGTCAACCACCCGGGAAAGTGCCTGAGCGCTCTTGTCGCCAAGGCGCTTGATGGCAGCACCCTGGAACAGTCGCTTGCCGTTCTCGTCAACGATGCACGCACCAGCAAGGCGGGCCCGGTACATCTCTAGGGCCTTGTCCTTGTCAACCGCAGTCATTTCCTTGTTCAGCATGGCGGCTTCAAA